ACATAAATCCCCCTAGTTAAACAATCCGCACAAACCGGCAATCGCCGCCGCCGCACCTATGCCAAGGCCGATCGGCCCTAACGCCCCAAGTTCAGGCATTGAAGCCATCAGGCCAGTTTCACCAGCCGCTTCGCCTCCAGTTGCCAATGCGCCTTCCCCCAATGCCTCGCCTCCTGCCACGGTTGCATCGGGCGCAAGCGATGCCAGTTCCGGTGTCAATGATTCTGTTGCCGCCGCTGTACCGGATGCGCCCAATGCGCCAGTACCGGAAGAACCAATCACCCCCATTCCTGCACCTGACAAACCAGAACCGCTGCCTGACAAGCCACCAACTGTGCCGGACAGGCTTGTTGCAGGTGCGCCGCTTGCCAAGGTGGACATTTCCGGTGTTATTGAAGAAACTGCGGCGGCGTTTCCAGGCGCACCTAACGAAGCCGCTTTTCCAGCTCCTGAAAGGTAACTGGAAATCTGCGGGTAGGCCGCTATGCCCAACGCGCCCAGTGAACCCGCCATCTGCCCTTGCGCCTGTGCTTTTGCCGAGCGGTTAGCCATCGTCATATTAGCCCGTGCCGCCTGTAGCTGGTTGGCAAGCTGTGTCGCCTGATCGCTGGCATTCAGCGCACCTTCTAAGTTTAGCCGTCCTGTCTCAAGCAAATTGTTCATTATTTTTGCCCCACTGTCGCCGCTGCGCCCAATCCGCCGCTCATCACGGCATTCTTAAGGTCTTGGTCGGCCTGTACGGTTGAATTGTTGGCGTTCGCATTGCTCGCCGCGTTTGAAATGCCCGTGTTGGTTGCCAAGGCTTGGCTTTGCAATGCGTTCATGCCTTGCCCAAAACGTGACAAGTCGCGTGACTGCTGCCCCGCCGCGCTGGCATAGGCATTGTTCACGCCCGTCTGTGCGTTTTTAAGGCTTTGCGGCAAGAATGTAGTTTGCAATCCCGTTCCCATCTGGCTGATAAGATTGTTTTCCTGAGGCTGGAAACGGTTCTGGTAGTCCTGCCATTGTTTGTTGATCAGGTCGGCATTGGCGTTTGAAGCCACCGTGTCAATGGAAGAGGGTATCTGGCTAGGTGCTGAACTGCCCATCACGCCCTCGCATTTTGGTTGATGTATTTATTGGTGAGCGCCGCCATGCCCATCCCCGCAACCGTTCCGGGTATGGCAAGATTGTTCTGCTGCTGCTCAAAGGCATTTCCGGCGTTTTGTTGCTGCCCCGTCACTGACTGTTGGGCAACCGAACTTAGGCCTTGTATCGCCCCTGTAGACTGTCCTTGCCCCATCGCCACAATGCCTTGTTCACCTTGCAGCATCCGGTTAGTCACGCCTTGGTTGGCGGTGTTGGTGGCGTTCGCCTCGCTTGCGGCTTCCGGCAAATAATCGCCCATGCCAAGCCGTTGCCCACCCATAGACGCGCCCACATTGCCTGTTTGCGGCCCATTGGCTTGTTTAAGCGTGGTCGCTGCCATACCAGCCGCCGTGTCATGGTTGCCTTGGCTGTCCATGTTGGCGACTTGGTTCATCCATTGGTTTTCCAGCGGGACATACTTTTGCTGGTAATACTGCCACTTTTGGTTGGCGACATTTGCCAATGCGCGTTGTTGCGGGTTGTCTTGGTTGACAATCTGGGAGCCTCCGCCACCGCCGCCATAAAACTTGACGGGCAATAACAGGCAAAAAGGCCATAGGTTCTTAACCTTCATACGGGTTTCCTTACGCCCTCTCGGCGTTAGTCTTAGTTTACGGCGTAAACTCAGTGCTTGCCTTGTAAACCCTGAGTTTACCGGGCAAACTAATATTTACTTAAGTATCATGGTTTACCTTGATACCCCTTTCTTCCATACGTTTTTTGATGGATTCCAATCGGTGTTCAAGTTGCCTGACATGAGAATCGCTATAATGCATGTTCAACAAATATGCCTCTTCAACCGTGACAGTTCCCTTACAAAGCAAACCATTTAATATTTTTGTCCTTTCCAACTCGGCAACCGCCTTGTTAAGTTCGCTTTGCCATTCAAACGGCGTTTTTTTGTCGTCCATGTGTTTTTGATAATTTTCAAATGCGTTGTCACCACTTATAATAGAGCTGCTTCCCATAATTACCTGCCTAAATTGCAATTTTATATTCGCTGACGCATTGCCAGCCGTTTTTCTTGGCGACGCGCCTGAACCCCTCACGGGGCGATCGGAAAACTATCGAGGTGGCATGGATGGATTTTGCAATCAGGGCAATATCCTCACGGTACGTTTCCAAGCCGTCATCCGCCATACTGTAACATAACCACACAAAAAGCTCCTTATCCAATGTGTAAGGGTTTTCCTGTGGCTGCACAACGACAAAGCCATCTTTGCATGTATAGCAGAACGCCCTGCCCATCAGGCATTGCGCGTAAACGTCCTCGGGCTTCCAGTCCATGCCCAAACCCTGTATCTCTTCCACAAACGGCTTTATGGCATCCCATACTTGCCGAATGTCACACAACTCAAAACGCCCGAATGTCATACCGCCCCTATGCAACGCCACTTGCTTGTCACGCCATTATATAAAAAACTGGCCGTCAGCTTGTTGGTGGAAACAGTGGTTGTCGGCAATGCCACCGTGCTTGCCTCAAATGCGCTACCCCATGTGATTGCCCGTGCCGCCGTACCCGTTATTTCAATCAACAACGCATCGCCTTCATTGGGTGTTCCCGTCATGGTGAACCCGGTTATTGCAACCGCCAATCCCCTAATTTGGAATATGTCACAATTGTCAGTGTTGACGGAAGGCGTAGCCGTTGACGCAACCTGTATCACACGCCTTGTGTTGCGTTTGTTTGTGAATGTTATTGCTGAACTGGCATAACTTGACAGTTGGCTTGCCACATAAGTCAAAGTGGCATAACTTGACAGTTGGCTTGCTACATAAGAAACGCTGGCAAATCCTTGGGTGGCAACAAATGCGGAAACAGCAGACCACGAAGGGAACAAGGACGTGCTTGCGCTATCACTTTGATTGTTGCTTTTGTTTGCCGTGTTTTCAGGCGTGTAACCCAGTGCATTAAATATCATTAGGTTAGTTATGACATTGTTCACAGATTCCGATGTCACCTGTGTGAATGAATTGACACCCTCGCGCACCGCCGACAAAAAGTTCTTTAATATCGGGTCGCTAACATTGGGTACTGACGGCACTTTCCTTGTCATGACAACTCCCCAACACTGTTGGCAATGGATATTGAATCAACGGAACTCGTGCCTGACAACTGCACATAAAATTCCTTGGCACGGTAGCCGGAAGGCAGCCTAAAAACATTGTTGTCGCTTATCGCCGCACTGAACACCGGGTATCCGTCGGCCCATAACTGCAATGTCACCGCCCCGCTGGCATAGATACGCCCACAAGCCGGGCATATGGGCATAGGCACACGGACAGGCTTGCTTTTCCATGTGAACATCATTGCGTTGCCGGTCTCCCAGCTCCAAATAATGCCGGTGCTGTCCAGCAAATACAGCGTGTCGGTTGACAAATCATTGTAGCCGCCAACAATCGTAGGCAAACCGCTTAATGTCGTCAGCACCGGGGGGCTTTTGCGCATGTCAAACATGAACCCGTTTGCGCCGGAAAACCCAACATAAACGCCTTCATAGTAAAACCCGTACAAGGCCGCCGGAGGGAACGCCGCCTGCCATTGCGGCAAGGTATAAAAATCCAAGGTGGCGACATCAATCTGCGCCTGCTGTATGGCAATCAGACCGTCCGGTGAAGCAGCCATAACATAGCCGCCCATGTCCACACAGCTTTTGCGGAACGGTACGGATTGTGCGCTGTCAATCTTGATTGCCGTCAGCAAGTCAGGTGATGTGCCGGTGACAAGGTAAGGGTTTCCCTGTGTGAACACCACAATAGAATCCGTTGTGACCGCCAATGCCGTTATCGGGAACGGAAACGCAAGCTCATTGTTGGGATTCCATGCATGGGGCATGAACAGTTCGCTGACACACAAGGTGTTGCCGTAATAACCGACAAAAAACCCGCTGCCCGTTGACTTTAGGCCAATCATTGCGGCGGGCGGCGCAAACCAGTTGTTTGATGGCAATGTTTCGCCCAATGCAGTGTCGGAAATGCTGTCGGCATACGACAACGTGCCTATGGCAACATCGGCAACAAACTCAAACGTGGTGCTGTTAGTTCCTTGTGCGGTGCGGTAAATTCGCCTTAAACCTGTGCCAAGGTTGTAATTGGTGAGCGTTTCCGTACTGAAACCCAGCGTCACGGTTTGCCCGTTTTGTACGGAAATGACAGCCACCGGGGTTTTCATGGGCGGCCCTTCCTCGCCCAACGGCGACACATAAGTGAACGTGTAAAACCGCTCATAGGCCGTGCCTGTGCCAGTGCCGGAAACAACCGCGCTGGCTATTTTCCCGTCCGAAGGTTGCGGTATGCCCAGCCTGTAACCATTCGGTGTTCCATTCCCCGACGGCCTTCCCGTAAACGTGTATTCAGGATAGCCCTTTGAAGGGTCGGTGTAATAAACCCTGCCATACAAATCAGCCGGGACAGGGCCCATTGCAACATCGACATTAGGCGAATCCCAATACAACCAAGGTGGTGATGAATATTTGTAAATGGTGGAAGGCACATAGCCCAATGTGCCGGATGGGGAAGCCGCCACCTGGGTCAAACCGTTCAATGGCCTGATAGAACCACGGTCAACACGTAGGTTTTGCGCCACGGTTGCCATATTGGTGTCCAGCAGAGGCGGGTTAACTTTAGGGGCTATGCCGCCAAACTGGCCTATGCTGATGCTCATTGCATTGCCTTGTCATTGTTGGCGTTGGTGTCGCCGCTGAACTTTCCGCCAATCGCCTGCATGAACATCTGGTAATGCGCTTGGCTGCGCTGCGCTTGGTTGGCGCTGTCTGAATCCTTGGCAAATGCACGGTACAACACATAATCCAGCAACGCATTGCGGTAATACGGCATTATTGTTATCTTTTCGCCTATTGCACAATTGGTTATCTGTTGTGGTATCTGCGCGTATATTATTTCAATGTATTGCGGGTAATTGGGTTGTGGTGGCCAAACATAAAATGCCGAGTTGTTGTCCACTGCATCATACATTACATGGACAACCGATCCGGATGGGACATCGCTAGTCCATGACGGATAAAACCTGTCCATTGTTTTTCTGTCTATTTGCCTTATTGCCGCGCCCGGTGTCTTTCCGTCTACTCCCATATTGCGGACAAACTCGACAATGCGGATAGAGTCCTCCGGGGATGATTGCAGGCTGCCCGCAACCAATTGTATTTGTTGTGTGTTGGCATTTGAATTGACAACCTGTGTTGCCACCTCAAGTTGTCCGGCATTAAGCCACGACAACAGTTCACTTTGTGTCCAGCGTGAAAATGCGACATCATTCAAAAGCACCGACGCATCGTTAATTATTGATACGGCATCCGTCCGGTAGGACGGTTCTATCGTTATTGAAAAATCATAAAAATAACCGTCCGAACTGTACCCGTCAACAGAATAATTGAGCATGGCTGGGCCTATGTTTTTTGTCAGTCAAAAGGCATTACATTGTCATTAATGCACGGTAAACGGCATCCATCATAATCTGCCCTCCTGTCGCTATGTCAGGGTGCATCAGATCGCTTTGGATGTAGGGGGTATAAAGGTCAGTGAATGCATAGTCATAGCCGGCATTGTCCGGCCTGCCAAAATAGGGTTGCATGTCAAAGTAAGCAACGCCCGTTCTTATGGCAACCTGCCGCATGGCGAGTGCCAGTGCTTGCATCAGATAGCCCGTGTTTACCCTGTTATCTTCCATCGGCGAAATCAGCAGGATGTCAACCTTGGGTATTGCCGCCCTGACATTGTTGATGATGAGCGTCAGGTTAGTGGCGAACTGGGCAGGTGTTAATGTGCCTTTGTCATTGTTGCCGAGCATGATGGTGACTAGATCGGGGCTTAACGCCGCCAATTGTGCGCCCCATGTTGCGGCTGTCACTGTTGACCAATGCACCGATGTTGCCCCACCGGCGGCTATCTTGTGGAAACGGAAGCCAGCAGTGGATGCTTGGATGTCAACTCCCGCCAAGGTGACAGTACCGGACACCACTTTAATACGTAGGGTGTTGGCGGTGTTGGGTATGCCAGCCAGTGCGATATGCCCAGCGCCTACGGTTGTCAATGAGATGTTAGAGCCATAGCTAGCGCCGTCATTCCACGACACGGCAATAACGCCCGTGCCGTTGCCACCATAATACAACATGCAGCTTGTCTGCCCTGCCGGAAAATTCAGGCGGATATAGTCGGTGGGGGTTGAACTGGTTACCTGTGATAAGGAGGGCGTGTTGTCGGCGGATGTCAGGTAGTTTCCCACCCATGAGCCTATAAGCTGGAATATGCTAAAGCCGCCTGTCAAACCATACGCCGCCCCTATATCTTGGTTGGTGGGCTGGTTACCTGTTGTCCACGGCGGTGTGCCTGTGCCACCATAACCGAACCCTATCCACCCCATGCCGGCATTGCCAAGTTCCGACCATAGCTGCTGTGTCAGCGGGGATGACCAGATTGCACCAATTTGTGTGTAGGAATCACCAATACCCGCCACCACAAGCTGTGATGAAATGGTTACATTATTGGTGTTGGTGTAGCTGCCCAGATTACTCTTGATTCGGCGTATTTTTAGCCGTGTGCGTTTTAGAGTGGCAAGTTGTAAGTGATTGTCGATGGGTTGGGCATAGTTGAAATTGTCGCCGCTGTCTGACGGCACACCATCGTTGATAAGTTCCGCGCCGGTGACATTGTTCAGGCTGCCTGCGGCATAGTACCTTGGGCCTAGTGTGTTTGAGTCATATTGGTTGCTGTCGATGATGCTGGCTATACAAGAGGAGTCCAGATACAGGCCATAACCTGTGTTTGCAGTGAACACATTACCTTTGACGACATCGTTATGGCCTTGTAAAGACAATCCGTGGGCACCGTTCTGCGCACCTTGCAGGATGTTGTTGGTGAACACATTATGGTTAGCCAACGCGCCAGCACCGATATTGCCCGTGCCTCCAAGGGTGCAATTGTGCAACCCTATATTCCCGTCAATAGTGTTGTATCCACTTGTGTTGTCCACCGTTATCCCTTCCAACCCATTGTTATAAACATGGTTTGAAGTTATCCGGCAATAACGGGCTTCCGACATCAGGATGCCGACGGAGTTATTGTCATGGGCATAGACTTTGTGGACACTGCACCCGGTCAGCCATACGGTGTCAGACAGACCCCATAATCCCATGCCCTGCCCACCGCTGTTGCGGGTTTCAAAATTTTCAAATTTACAGTAGTTGCCCCCCCATTGCCCTGAACCGCCGGGGTAGAGGATACCGCACGCTATGTTTGCGCCGTGGAGATTGGACAGGCCGCCGCCATCAAACACGCCCGTACCGGATATTGTCCAGTAGTTGTGTCCGATAACGAGCATGTTGAACAGGTTGCCAACCTGCTGCACCACCGCGCCACCCTGTATCTCTACATGAACATAGTCCTTGGTGCTGGTTATCTGTGATTCCCA